GTGAAACTCAATGCCCGTCAAATAGACACTGCCAAGCCAAAAGAGAAGGCTTACAAGCTGGCTGATGGTGGTGGTCTGTATCTCTTGGTAAAACCTAGTGGAGGAAAATATTGGCGCTTCAAGTATCGTGTAGCTGGTAAAGAGAAGCTGTTAGCACTAGGTGTGTATCCTGAAGTTACCTTGGCTGATGCTCGTGCAAAACGTGAAGAAGCTAAAAGGAGTATCGCTGGGGGTATCGATCCGATGGAAGCGAAACGAGAGGAAAAGATTGCCCGGGAAACGCAGTTAAACAACACCTTCAAAGATATTGCCATTGAGTGGCACAGCAGCAAATTAAAAAAATGGTCTGCTGGTTATGCTTCAGACATCCTCGAAGCCTTCAACAAAGATGTGTTCCCTTACATTGGCAAAAAACCAATCGCCGAAATCAAACCACTTGAACTGCTGAATGTGCTGCGGCGCATCGAGGGGCGCGGTGCTACCGAAAAAGCCAAAAAAGTGAGGCAGCGATGCGGGGAAGTTTTCCGCTATGCAATTGTCACTGGACGTGCTGAGTATAACCCTGCACCGGATCTCACCAGCGCGATGCAAGGTCATGAATCTAGTCATTATCCTTTCCTCACAGCCAAAGAATTACCTGATTTTTTCAAGGCATTGTCCAGTTACTCAGGAAGTGCATTGGTTGTTATGGCGGCTCGTCTACTGATTATCACCGGTTTGCGGACTGGCGAACTGCGCGGTGCATTATGGGATGAAATCGATCTCAACAAGGCTATCTGGGAGATACCTGCTTCACGGATGAAAATGCGTCGCCCTCATGTGGTGCCTTTGTCTGAGCAGGCTCTTTCGCTTATTGGGCAGATTAAAGAATTAACTGGCAATTATCCGCTTATGTTTCCCGGCCGTAATGATCCAAGGAAAACAATGAGCGAGGCTAGCATAAACCAAGTATTTAAACGCATCGGCTATAACGGAAAGGTTACTGGTCATGGATTCCGGCACACCATGAGCACCATTTTGCATGAGCAGGGCTATAACACCGCGTGGATAGAGACACAGCTTGCACACGTCGATAAAAACTCAATTCGTGGCACATACAACCATGCGCAATATCTGGATGGTCGCCGGGAGATGCTCCAGTGGTATGCCGACTATATGGATTCGCTCGAGCATGGCGGAAATGTGGTGCATGGTGAGTTCGGAAAATGCGGGTGACTGGTTGAGTATACAGTAGTAGACTTTGAGCGATTAAGAAAAGGCTGTGTCTAGGGTCGCTCCTGAAAACCCGTACACCTCTGCGGGCTGGCACAGCCACTTTTACAGAGGGTGCGAGGTAGCACAGAGTGACTTACAATTCAAAAAGCTGTAGTTCTCTTGAAAAGGCATATTACACTCCAATTGAAGCGGCGCTACGTTGGTGTAATTTAATTGCTCATGAAGTTTTAATATTGGAGCGAGTGGGAGATGGAGTTTTACCTAGCGTTGGAATGTTCCCTCAATGGCCTTGCTTGCGTGTTAATGCTGAGAAAATTTTAGATGCAATCAATAATTGTGAAATTCCTTATGGTCGTGATGGTAAAACTGTTCAACCTGGAGAACAGGTTGCTAAGCACCGTTTAACCGTCCGTCATTCCGATCTGAAATCATGGATGTCAAAAAACTATCCCAACCAAAAACCAGCTTTCCTTTTTGATGCTGTTGAGCAGCAGTTACATGCTGGAATTACAGTCGAGGCATATCAAACTCTTCAGGCTGAAAACAAACGTCTTAATATTCGCTTAGATAATGCTATGAAGACTTTTCAACAGCAGAAAAATGAAATTTCCGAATTACAAGGGGAACGTGATTCACTACGACGAATGGTTGATAACTCCGTGCAAAACATTGACCAACGTTCTGAAACAACATATTTAAACATTATTGGAGGGTTGCTTTTTCTAATATTAGGGCGTTCACCTGCTGGTATTAAGCAATCTGTATTCGAAAATCAAAGCTCTATTATTAGTAATTTATTGGGGCATTTTGAAGGTAAGCCGGGGATGAGTTCAAGAACGCTGGAAGCAAAGTTTGCTGAAGCCAATAAATCAATTAAATCGTAGTTGTAGTCCTATACCGCAATTGCGGTATCATTCACCGCAATTGCGGTGATATCCAATGTCTTACCTGCTTCAATGTCTCCCGTAGGCATCAATAAACAACGGGAGACGATTATCATGTCACAATCTTTAATTCGTATGCCAGAAACCATGCGCCGTACAGGGTATGGAAGGGCATGGATCTATAAACTCATTGCCCAAGGGCGTTTTCCTAAACCTGTAAAAATTGGCTCGCGAGCGATTGCTTTCGTTGAGAGTGAAATTGACGAGTGGATTAATCAGCGTATTGCGGAATCACGCGGAACAGCTACCTGATTAAATGGCTACGGGGCCAGAAGCCCCAACTATCCACCAGCAAACAAAAGTAACTTAATTCGATAGCAGGAGTTTTTATGAAACTGCGAAAAACGCCCGTACAGGGGCAGGGCTTCGTTCGGCCTGAAAACCAGAATCTGCAAAATTTTGGCGAAATTATCCCGGTTATTTCCGGCGTTATTGGCGGGCGTGAAACCAATATTGTTAGCGCCAGAGCGTCGCATAAGGCGCTCGGGGTAGGTCGTGATTTCACAACCTGGATTAAAGGACGCATTGATGAGTACGGATTTAAAAAGGGCGTGGATTTTGAAGTTGTAGAAAATTTGTACTTTGATTCCCCGAAATGGGGGAACCAAAGTGTAAATATTGAACAGTTTGATTCTGATTGGACAACAAAGCGCGGCGGTGATCGTCGCAGTGAAGACTATTTGATCTCCACGAACATGGCGAAAGAACTGGCGATGGTCGAACGCACCGAACAGGGCCGCGCCGTTCGTCAGTACTTCATCAAATGCGAGGAGGAGCTACACAAGGTAGCGCCAGTGCGTTCCGCAGCGTTACGCCGGGAAATGAAAGCCCGTATCACAGTTGCCAGCTACTTTAAGCCAATGTGTGCCGCGCTGGAGGCGTACCGGGCTGAACTGGATAAAAACACGTTCCAGCACCACTACACCACGGAAGCCAATATGCTGGCGCGTATCGTGCTGGGTGGCATGACTGCAAAACAGTGGGCGCAGGCGAACGGCATCACAGGCGAACCACGCGACCACATGAGCACGTTGCAGCTTGAGCACCTTTCTTACCTTGAGCAGAGCAATATCACGCTGATTGAGTTAGGCCAGGGCTACCACCAGCGGAAAGCTGAATTAATTCGTCTTTCGCAGCGTTGGTTAGCCCGTCGCATGGAGGAAAACAGCCATGTGTAACGCTCTGACCGTTACAAAAAGAGAAAGCGCCCCGTTGCCGGAGCGCCTTTGTGAACGAATAGCCTACTGCGCCATATTGCTTACTGTCTACGAGGCAGATTATAGCGTTGTGGTCGCACAGAGTGAAGGCGCTGATCACCGTTACTACAGCACGCCAGAAATGCAGAATATTTTGCTGCAAAATGTCGTTGGTCACGCTGTCCGGAAAGCAAAAAATTTTGCTGGTGGCGCGACTGATGCGATTTTGTCAGGTCGCCAGGTGCTGATTAATCTGATGTCTGATTTCGTTCTGGATAAAACAAAGGCGACCGCAGAGGGCCACCAGTGGGAAAGCTACACACTTGAACACATCGCCAACAATGCCAGATTTGCGGCTGGTGGGCAATGTGATCAGTGTGCTGGCTTGCTGGTGGGCTATTCCGGCTCTTTAACATTGCCATGTCGCGATGTTTTCCAGGTATGCGACCCCATTTTTGTGCGCCTGTACTCTTTAAGGAAATTCTCAAGGATAAACGCACAGGGCGCGAATCTGTCTGACTCATACTCGTACGCTATCTTTCTGCGCTGTCTTTTCCGGGCCGGTGATGGTGTATTGGTTGATTCTTTGTTGGTCATGGCGCTGCCCTGTAAAACGATGCACCGTCGTTCCTCACACCACGGCGCTGGTGATGGTTACTCCTGTTCTTTGGCCTTGCGCCGCTGGCGGTACTCAACTTCTCGCTTTAATGCTGCTGTTACAAACTGCCCCGTACTTTCACCAGGCATTTTTACCGCCTCAACATTGTTCATAACTTCATGCGGAACCCTTGCCGCAACTGTTTGTGATTTTGCGTTTACTGCTTTTGTCGCCATGTTGTGTCCCCCTCACAAAAAACAAATGCAGTATGCAGGAAAAAAAACAAGTGTTCAACACTTGACGTGTTTAACACCTAGGTTTAAATTGGTGTTCAACACCTTGTTGATGCAAGGTGCAGAAACGACGAAACCCGGCAGTGCGCTAACACTAACCGGGCTTCTAACCACCAACGATAGCAACAGTATCGAGGTAGCTATGAGAAATCATACCACACACCCGCAAGGGCGGGACTCGCACAACCTGAATAAATACATCTGGCGTTTTATCGCCCTGAGCACAGCACAACCGCGCGTAATTCACATCGAGGCCACCAGCGAACAGGAAGCACGCCAGCAATCCCCTGATGGCTGCGTGATGGTATTCGCTGCCCGTATTCGCCAGGAGGTGGAGCATGTGTAATGCAACATGGCCTGATGCAGCGGTAGACGCTATCAAAACGCTGATGGATTCACTTATTGAGATTTCAGCTATCGCTGGTGTGGCGCATAAACACGCAGTCAGAGAATCAGAATGCATCTCCCATTATTTAGCATTTGTGCAGCTAAAAGCCGATCAGGCACTGGATAAGGCCGGAAAAATTATCATGGCTGATGTGCAGGAGGTGCACCATGCATAATTCGTCTATTTCTGACCTTAACAGCATTCAGTTTGATGAGAAATTTACCGGGCAGCTACTGGTCAATGTAGAGAATGGACGCGTAGTAAGTAATTATCACCTGCCGGATGGTGCAATTGCCGGAAGCGTTGAAGCATTGCTGGAACTGGCGGAGCGTGCGCGACTGATTAAGCCGTCAACGTGCCATCACGATGATGATCTGCGTTTTACCGGGTGTATGGTGAGTCACTACGAAAACGGCGTTGAAGTATCCCGCGAACGTCTGCGTGATGATTACTGTTTCGGCACATTGCCGGAATTTATCGAATTGCTGACCAGTTGCGGTTATCAGGTCATTCAGGGGGGTAAACATGCGTGATGATCGTTTTAATTCCCTGAAACAGGAGTTTGATGGCGCACCGGAAGATACAGCGGGCGCATTGTTAAGCGTTGCTGATATGATGAAAGCTGCATATTTTCTTATCAATACCAATGGCTACAAGTCAGAGGGTGAAATGATTCTTAGTATTGCGTCGGACTATGCGGAATATGTGGCAGAGGCGCGTTACAGAAGAAAATTCACGGAGGATGTAAGCCATGCATAATCATGAAGCGCATGTACCCGTAGTGCTTAATGTGCCAGATGATTTCACCGGACGCGTACTGGTTTACCTGGATAAAGGGAAAGTGAAATCACAATGCCGACTGAAAAGTAATGAGATTGTTGGTTCTCCTGAATTTTTTTCTGAACTCTGTATTCGTGCGGAAATAAAACCGGAACTGCTGACAGGAAAATAAAACCATGAAAAAGAAAAATTCTGGCTTTACTGCCAGCGGTCTCTCTCGGCCTGAAATCAGACACGGAGATATTTACCGCGACACCAGACGTGGGGGACGAGTGGTTATTCGTCACGTTACGCCAGGCAATATCACCTACCGCCGTGAGGCTTACGAATATGACTGCGTAATGCCGCGTCGTCAGTTTGAGCGTGATTTTATTCTGGTTGAAAACAAACAACAGGCGGTGGCGAGACGTGCAGCCAAGAATATTAAAAAAATCCGGGCAATGTTGGTTGCGGGAGGTAAGAAGTGAAAAACGCACCGAATTTAAAATATCAGCCGAAGGATAAATTCACAGAGGTAATCATTTTTGCCGGGGCGGACGCTTACTCCCATGCTCAACACTGGATTGAAAGCGAAGGACGAAAACACGGCGATAACGTACCACCTGTTTACCTGGGGCCAAAGCAACTGGCAGACCTGGCGAATATCCGCATTATTGACGAGAAACGCCGCTTTGCGCGTGTCTATCTCGCGGGAGAGATCGAACCAATCCAGATCAATGCTATCGCTGAAAAGCTGGCGCTGGCTGGCGTACAGGAGGCGAAATTATACAAAGGTATCACCGACCGGGAGCCGGAGAACTGGCGCGACTACTTGCAACGGATCCGCGGACAGGCTGAGCGCGGAGAAATTCTGTCAGGAAGGACCGAGAAAAAACACAAAATATCTCTTTCCAGAATGGCGGACAGCCAAAGGGCAAAACTTTTAGCTGAACGATTTCAGGATGTAGCAATGAATCAGGAGAGTGAGGTTGTTCACGTCTGGCGCGATGATTTTTGGGTTCCGGTAAGCACACTGGATCTTAGTCGTGAAATGGTGGCTATTTACGAAGAAAACGGAACATCATTTAGTCGGAGAGCAATAAGTAATACAGTGGATGCTTTAAAAGTTATGGCCAGGCCAATGGGGGAGCCGTCAGGTGATTTATTGCCGTTCTCTAATGGCGTGCTTGACATGAAAACTGGCGAATTTTCCCCGCACTCGCCGGATAACTGGATCACCACGCATAACGGCATTGAGTACACGCCACCAGTACCAGGGGAGAACATCCGCGACAACGCGCCAAACTTTCATAAATGGCTTGATCACGCCGCAGGAAAAGACCCGCGAAAGATGATGCGTATATGCGCCGCGCTGTACATGATTATGGCGAACCGGTACGACTGGCAGATGTTTATTGAGGCCACAGGGGAAGGTGGGAGCGGCAAGAGCACAATCACGCACATAGCCACCCTTCTGGCAGGGAAACAGAACACGGTAAGCGCTGAAATGACATCACTTGATGATGCTGGCGGGCGTGCGCAGGTTGTCGGAAGTCGTCTTATTGTCCTGGCAGACCAGCCGAAATATACAGGTGAAGGATCCGGCATCAAAAAAATAACGGGTGGAGATCCAGTTGAAATTAACCCGAAATATGAAAAGCGTTTCACAACAATTATCAGGTCCGTCGTGCTGGCAACAAATAACGTGCCGATGACATTCACCGAACGGGCCGGAGGCGTTGCGCGTCGACGTGTAATTTTTCGGTTCGATAATATTGTAAGGGAGACCGAAAAGGATAAAGAGTTACCGCAAAAGATAGCGGCGGAAATACCTGTCATTATTCGTCGATTACTGGCTAACTTTTCCGATCCAGAAAAAGCACGGGAATTATTGTTGGAGCAGCGCGACGGTGCCGAAGCTCTGAAAATAAAACAGGAAACTGATCCTGTCATTGGGTTATGTGCGGCGCTTGCATTTCTTGATGAACCGCATGGGATGATGATGGGAGGCGGTAAGAGATTAACTGATCTTAATCCGCGTACAAGCCTGTACAGACTATATCTCGCCTTTATGGAGTATATGGGGGAAGAAGAAATATTAAGTGTCGGTGATTTTGGTAAGGCCATGAAGTCAGCAGCAAGAGAATATGGGGCTGAATACCTGACAAGAGGTTTTAAAGGACGAATACAAACCAACGTTATACAAACGGAGAGAACCGAGGAATTTTTATAAGAGTAATACCCGTAACAGGTAGATGGGTAGACACAGGGTAGATGGTGATTTTTTATTGTCTACCCGCTGAATCTCTTGTGGCACAAGGCTTTCAGAGAAATGGGTAGAGGGGTAGACAACATCCCCGCTCAAAAAACTTTTTACACAGCGAGAGGAAAACACAGATTGTAAGAAAGTAAGTTTCAAACTTTTCTATTTTACGGTCTACCCCTCTACCTAATGTGTGAAAGTTGTTTTTTTTCATTATGTTAAGTGGGTAGAGGACTATTTTTTGTTATCTACCCGCCGTCTACCCCTCTACCCAGAAGATGAAAGTACCGGATATGAAACAACCAGTAAAAACGATGGGGCAAAGCATGACTAAGCTGACCATTAACAGAAAACCGAAAGGCATTTACGGCACGCCGCAGAAAACGACGCAGGCGACGCAGGAGCAGGATAAAACCACATCGGCACATAAAGTGATGCCCGGTAACCAGAAAGCGCAGCAAAAGCCCACAGGGGCGACACCGTGGCGGCATATGACCAAACGGCAGCGAAAAAACCGCAGGCGCGTTAACCGCCTTACTGAGTTGTGGCCTGACTTATTCAGCCGGGAAGCACCGAAGCCGCTTAAGGTGGGGATATTCGACGACCTGATGCAGAACCTCGCCGTCAGGGGGCTGGCATTCGGGCCAGGGGCATTACGTGCGACGCTGGCATCTTATGCGCAGTGTCCGCGCTATTACCGCGCCTTAATGGCTGGTGGGGTACGCTACGACCTGAAAGGCCAGCCATGTGGGGAAGTGACACCACAGGAACAGCAGGAGGCAGAAACGCGGCTGGTGGCGCTGAATGAGAAGCGCAAACGTCAGCGCCGGGCAGCAAAGGAGGTAACAGGTGCATGATTCAGGACAGTAAAGCGGAAGCACTGGAAGCGCGTGGCCTGTACCGCAGAGCGGCGGCGCGGTGGGCTGAGGTCATCATGCTGGCGAATGATGACAAGGCACGGGAACAGGCGGCAAAACGTCGCGCGGAATGTATCCACAAGGCAGCACGCCCACCAGCAAGGCAGGATAATTTCGGGGAGATGCGCAAAACCATCTGCCGGGCACATGTCGGGATGGGATTACATCAGCCCAATGGTGAGGCATTCAGGAAATACCAAAAAAAGAACAATTGTAGTCAGTAACAGAGGATGGGATTCTCTTGGTTTTTTGTTGATGCTTTCTGAGGAAAGCTACTACGTTGCTGAGCAGATGAATATTCAATTGCATCTGGGTTCCTGATAAGATTAATCTGAATATTTTCATTTGGAATAGGGATATGAATAAAACTTTAATTGCAACATTAGTCGGTATAGTAATGTTAACCGGATGTGGGCCAGAAGAGTTAACTCCAGAACAGAAACAGGAAGTAGCGGCTCTTAAAGCTGAACTATCGCAAACGGAAGGTGAAATATCAGCAGCTAAGGAAGTTGACCAGCAGTTTTCTGGTGGGTTGATAAAAAATCTGACAACAGCAAGACTGGAAATATTAGGAACTAATAAAGCGCTTTTGGAACAGCGTATTAATGCTATTGAATCAGGCGCCAAAATTGATGTTGTTGTATCTGGAGTAAAACCTGATCCTGAGCTTGCGGCTTCAATTAAAACTGAAATTGACAGCTTAGATGCAAAAATCAACGAAGCCAAAGCTGATGCTCGTCAGTATAGTGGTGGTCTGATAAAGGTACTAAAATTATCTACTGTTGCCACTGAAGAGCAGACCATGGCAATGTTGCAGCAAAAGTACCTCACAGCCAAGTATGGCCTCGCTGAAGTTAAGCTGGCATCAGTACAAGATAATGACGCAAAAAACAGTACTGAAACGGAAGTAACAGCCAAAAATTCCCAAGAGCAACTTCCTTTACTCCCGCCAGCGGATGGTCCGTTTGGCTTAGAAGCCGGTCTTACACAGAAAAACATCGAAGATATGATCGGTGCTAAGCTCAAGCCACTACCAGACAGTGTGAATCTGTATACTTCTGATAAATTACCGAAGCAAAACGCAGATTTTGAAATGTATGGTTTGTTGATCTCCCCGAAAGCTGGTTTATGTCAAATACGGGCTTTAGGAAAAAATATTGATACTGATAGCTATGGATTGGCTCTTAAATCCAAGTTTGAAGAATTGAGTAATTCTTTAAGTTCTCTGTATGGAAAGGCTGATACTACAGACTTTTTGCTGGCTGGTTCAATTTGGAAAGATCCTCAGGACTGGATGAGGGGGCTAAACAAAAAAGAACGCTTCTTATCTGCCACATGGAAGGGAACAAAAGAAATACCATTAAAAAACAATATTGATACTATATCTATTGAGGCCAGAGCGAACAATTCCACTCAGGGATATGTCTATCTGCAGTACTCATTTACAAATGACGAAATTTGTCAGGCAGAAATTGAAGGGGCGAAAAAAAGTTCCCTTTAAACAATCCGTGCAAAGCCCCTTAGTAAGGGGCTTTTATATATTAATGTTCAACGGGGGGGATTAGATGAAAGATAATCTAGAAAAACTAATTGAAAATACTTTAAAAGATATTCTATTAGCTAATGCTGCTCTAACATTCATTTTTGCAATACCAATGGCTATTATCAGTAGGCATGGGATGGGCATCACAATCTGGTTTATAACTGTGCTCATTGCACCTGCTCTGTGTGCAGTAGGTGCATGGCTTGTATCTCGAACATCCGGCCATGCTGAGGAGTTCTTTCATCGTCGGTGGGCTAAGCGAATTTATGTTTTTTATACTCTTGCGGCTGCCGAGTTTTTGCTTGTGTATTCAATCGCGCAAATAATGAAAAATCTGATGAAATAATTAACAAGTTATTATCATGGAGCTTGTGGCTGTTAACCTGCAGTGAGGCGACAATCGTGTATTTATAAAAACTTCCCCTTTTCACTCCCCGCTGTTTCTTCTGCTATTGCCTTTATGTTTGCATGCACCAACATCTGCCATACCTTTGCAGAAAAATCAGAGCATTCAGTGCCGAAGGTTGGTTTATTGATGCTTTTCGTTTCATTTATTGCAATTGTCTCTGGTATCATTTCAATTTGTGCAATAATTGCAATTATTGTCATTCAGAAGGGATCATCATGAAAAATCACGGAGTAAAGCCAGTTTTACTTTCCCGGAGGCAGATCGAAGCCCTGCAACGCATCCAGGACGAAGAGCGTCAGAAATCTGTGCTTGGTGTGGCACCGTCGATTCATGTTATCGCTCGGCAACTGATGGATAAGGCACTTAAAGAGGTGAGACTGTGAAATTAAATATCAGAGTGGATAAACGCCAGCTATGGCAGAAAAAAGAGAACAGCGAGGCATTCAGGGCGTTGCTGGTGGAAAATCTTCAGCACCGGTTCAGTGGAGAGTTGCCTGATGCTCTAGGGAAGAAACTGGAATCCCTGACGGTGGAAATTGGCGATTATGGCTTTGTTGATGTTGAAAGCACGACTGCCAACACAGAAATCGTAAAACAGGTCGTCAATGATGTAATGAAAACCACGCTTAGCCAGCCATCCTGGCGCAACTGAATCAGTAAGGGGCGGTTATTGCCCCTTTCCTCCATACCCACAACGCATTCCCTTTCCGCATGAAATTATTTTTTATCGTATATGCATGAGGTGAGCTACATGTTGATGAGTAAAGCCGAATACGCCAAATACAAAGGCGTAAGCCGCCAGACAGTTTACGACTGGCTCGAGAAAGGCGAAGTGGTCATGTCCGGTAAAAAAATTGATGTGGAAGCGACAGAGCAGCGGAACAGCCCACCAGCACAGGGGAAAGACACCATTTCTGAAATGTGGCCAGAAAGAACGCTGGAAATGACATGGGGCGAGTTCTGGAAAGCAGTTAAGGCCAGAGACGGTAAAATTCCTGCGCCAGTAACGGACGAGGGCATACAGCAGCGTGTGCTGTATGCAGCCGGGGAATTAGGCTGGGAAGTGCACTTTCTTGATGATGGTGCTATCTGCCTTGAGGATGATGAAGGGCAGCATTACTTTGAAAAATACAATTTGCGAGGTAATGCCAGGCTGGCAATTCGTATGCTGCGTTGCGAACTCTGCTATGTTGCAGGTGATTATCCCGATGAACCGGAATCATGGAGTGAAGCCGGGTTAAACGCCCTGGCTGAGTGGGAAAAATCAGACCATCAATGACATCAAAAAGTGTCAAGTTGAGCAGCTGGCAAGCTTGCCAGGTTGACACTTTACACTCTGAACGCGAAAAAGTGTCAACCTCGCTGTAAGCCCCGCAATTACTGGGTTTGTGCCAGATTTACCACGTCAAAAAGCCGAAAAAACCGCGAAAAATGTCAAGTTGCCATGCTTAGAAATGCTAAGGTTTTTCGCGAAAAAGTGTCAAGTGTGTCAACCTGCGATATTAAGATTTATTAAGGTCTTAAGCCGGAAAGTGTCAACCGCGCCGCTTTAGAAAATTTCATGTGCAGATCGTTTGATGCACCTGTCAAAACTTGTCACTCATCGGCACCGCTAGCGGGGTTTTTGGTCGTACGCGCTCTAAGTTACAGTTGCTTCAGTAAGTAATTGTTGTTTGCTGAGGTGATTACTTAAAAACGGGATCAACCTATTCATCAGATAGCTTGTGTTGTTTTTATAATCGGATAAACTTGTCCTATAGTTTGTCTACTAACGTCCACTGAAGAAGGTTCAGTTAGTTGGCTAAGAACACTAAGAAACGGATAAATGGTAACTAAATGAATATGTTAAGTTTAGTTTCCGATCAAGCCGCTAATGATGAATCAGTTGAAGCTACCTTCTTCGAAGCACATGGCTCCCATGGAACTTGCTGCTCAAGGGCTGCATCAATTCTGGAGAATGGTTTCAGAGTTGGAGACGGTGGTAGGCGTGGTGTGGGAGCTTATCTTTGGCATGCTGCTGAAAAAGGATGCCAATATGCAACTCAACTTGCAGAAAGTTGGTTTGTTGCTGCTGAAAAAAGAGGTGAATATTCAGACGAAGCTGACAAAGGTTGCGCTGTAATTTGGGGGTACGTCAAGGCACCTGGTGAAGAGGTTTTAAACCTTGAGAGTCCCGAGTTTAGAGTAACTTTAAGAAAAGCGCTTGATGGTCTTTGGCCAACTATAAATGCCCAGAATGTTGATGAGAGAGAAGACCTTATCTGTGCAGTGCATCAAATGCTCATCAATCGAACTGAAGAATCCAAATGCATATCAGTTGGCGTAGTGTTAGCCACCGTCCAGCAACCACATAAAATGCCAGACCAACTGGCTGGGTATGTTGGAGCGCCGTTTGCTGTGATAGTTAGAAATCTGGATTATCTTGCTATAACTAAAAATTAGAGGGGTTCCACTATGAACCGTAGAATGAAGGCTGCATTGGACGCGGCGTTACAAGACATCTTGTCTTTAACACCTGAAGAGTTCCTTAAAGAAGCCAGGGAATGTAGAGAAGGGGATGTTTCCTCTTTTCTGAAAAAAAGCGAAAAATTCAAAGATTTTGATGTAAATACTCTGGAGTCTTTGTCTTTGCACTTTTCAGAAGTCATGACAGAGGAACTGGTAACTTTGTTTGCTACTGTGAAGCTAAATGCTGCTAAATCCTTGAACGCTGACACGGTCTTAGCTGTTGAAGCAGAACCTGAATTTGCACTGGCGGCCTAATGTCAAATAAGTCATTTCGAGCACATGCTGTGCAACTCCGTTCGTTGCAAGTTTTGAAGCTGAGTATTGAAGTGCATGACGTTAAGACTGCACATTCGGCTGACTACCAAGCTGGTAGCTACGCTATGGAAGCAGGCCATTCAGATTTTGATGAAGCAACATCTACTATACATGTAAGTATGAGGGTTCGTGCTGGCAGATTTGCTGTAGATGAGGATAATTCTGAAGCTGACAACCAAGAGTATGAGAACCAACCTGTCTCTATATGGGTTGAAGTCGGAGGAGTTTTTACAGTAGATACTGAAGAATTCTCTGTTAAGCATATCCCTCATTGGGCTGATTTTAACGCTCCATTGATTATATACCCATATGTTCGTGAGCAGGTTTATGGGTTATCTACTCGCGTGGGCATTAAACCACTGCTTCTGCCTCTTCTTGAGATTCCTTCTTTCAGAATCGTAAAATAATTATGGCCCCTCACACGGGCCATTTTCATTAAAACCTCATTCTCAAACACATCTAGTGCTACCCAACTGCTCTACTTATTGAAAAGATAACGACTCTAGTTATGTCTTTGATAAGTCATATGATTAGCCGTATCAAAAAGCGTTTTTGTGATGAAAAGAATACGACTAATTATCATTTAATTAGAGAGTAAAGTATGTATGTGGGGATGCTTGGCTGCAAAAGATCATCTTAGATTTTTCTTTTTACTTGGTGTAAGAAAAAGAGCTAAGTGGGGGGATCCATTAATACTAGTAAACGTGTAATCGCAAAATGATCTCTTCCCTGAAAACAGTACCAGTCTAAACTGAAGTATCCGGTCTTTCTTTCAACAAACAAAGAGGCCATTCCGTCATGAAAAAGACCCGCTATACCGAAGAACAGATCGCTTTTGCGCTGAAACAGGCTGAAATCGGCACCCGGGGGGAGGAAGTGTGCAGAAAGATGGGCATTTCTGAAGCCACTTTTTACAACTGGAAGAAAAAGTTTGGCGGGATGGGCGTGACAGAATTGCGCCGTCTGCGGCAACTGGAGGATGAAAATCAGCGGCTCCGTCGTCTGGTGGCAGACCTCAGTCTGGACAAGGAAATGCTCCAGGATGTCATTCGAAAAAAGTTCTGA